CAAAGTTATGGTGGCATGAGATGGGAAGTCGATGTAAATTTAAAGCCTCTAAATAACCAAGATGCTTTAGCTGTTCAGGCTTTTTTCGTAAAGCTAAGTGGTCGCAAAGAATCTTTTGAGTTGCCAATGGTGCATTCATACAATGCAAACCACAGCACATCAATCACTGGCGTTACAGTAAACGGCAATCAGTCTAAGGGAGACAACACGTTTGCCGTCACTACATCAACTGCTATCCCTGCAGGCAGGATGTTTTCTATTGTTGGTCGTGTATATATGAACACCAACACATCTGGTACTGGCAATGTAACTTTAGACATAGTTCCGCCACTGCGAACTAATGTAAGCGATAATGCAACAGTTTTTTTTAACCCTGCGGGATTATTCAGGTTGACGTCTGATGAGGTTGCATGGGGCATAAGTAATGACCTGAAATATGGATTTAGCTTTACATGCGTAGAGGCAATTGATGGCTAGAGATATTAATGCAAGCACATTAGCAGAGTTTACAAGTAGCGAATTGCAGGTTTATTTTGCTGTTGAACTAACTTTGCCAGATTCTAACAACCCTGCTCAAGATATTATTGATAGGATGTGGACTGGTTACGCAGACAAAAGCATTACTATTGATGGGTCAACAAATACATACACTGGCATGGGCGAACTGCTTCAAATCAGTGGCACAAGTGAGCCAAGCGATTTAGCCGCTAATGGATTGCAAATACAAATTTTAGCGACCCCAACAGTTATTTCTACCTTGCGTGATTTAGAATATCAAGGAAAGCCAATTAAAGTTTATTTAGGTGCAATAAATTCAAGCGGTACTGCTCTTGAGCCTATTATATACTTTGAAGGATTTAATGATAAACTTACATTTATACAAAACGCAGGTGAAGTTTTAATAACACTTTCTGCGGAGCATAAGTTTATTAGTTTATCGAGCGCAAGCAACAGAAGATACACGCATAATGATCAGATTTTAAACTTTCCTACTGATAAAGGCTTCAAATACCTAAACTCTACAACACGCGCATTCTATACTTGGGGAGTCTGATGAGCATATTTAAAGATGGAAATAATCCTGCATCTGCGCGACAATCATTAGGTGTAGCGGGCGCGGGGGCTGATAAAGAAGCCTTTGATTATGTCATTGATGCAGTTCAAGAAACCAATATAACTAGTTCTTTTGTTTCTAATACAAAAGAATCTAGTGAAACAGCGCAAGAAAGCTCGATTGACCCTACAGCACCCAGAAAAATCATTTATGGACAAACAAGAGTTGGTGGAAATATAGTATGGCGCGTTTCAGAAGTTGATGGTGAAACGCAGTTTGCTATTGTCTGGGGACAAGGCGAGGTAGAAGAGGTTGTCGAAGTTTTTTTTGACGGACAAGGCGTTAATCCAAATTCGCAATATCCAAATGGTGCTTTCGTTGATAACTATCGAAGTCAGCATTTGCTAGGAACTGGCAATAACAATATAACAGATGGATTTCTCCTATTAAAAAGAACTAATTATTGGGATGGATTTCATTTTTTTGGCGGCTGTTGTTGGTCATATATATTTTTAATATTTAACGCCACATCTTTCCCAAATGGTTTTCCAGAAATACTGGCAGAAGTTAAAGGTAGAAAAATATACGACCCAAGAAAAGATTCAACAGCAGGTTTAATATTACACAACTCTAATTTAGGAACAGCGCACAGATTCAATCAAAATAGCACTTGGGAATATAGCCAAAATGCGGCTCTTTGCCTGCTTAATTATATGACAGATAACGTGATGGGCATGGGTGAGCCTATCAGCAAGTTTGATGAGCAGTCTTTAAGAGATGCCATTGATTATTGCGATGAAAGTGTAGGGCTATCTGGCGGTGGTTTTGCTAAAAGATATACCTGTAATGGCGTGATATATGCTAACCGCAGTCATAGAGAAAATATCAAACAAATTCTTACTTCTATGAACGGAAAGCTAGTTTATAGTAATGGTAAATATCACATAAAACCTTATAAGTACGAAACACCCCACAGTCAAATTGTAGATGAAAGCATGATTGTAGGTGCTATCCAATATTCTGCAAAACAAGGCAGAGCAGACACCTACAATAGAGTCAAAGGTAAGTTTAACAGTGCAAGGGATGGGTACATAACTACTGATTATCCTGTCCAATATAGCGGTACAGATTCAGATGGTCTCACGTATGATGATAAAGACGGAGAGACTATTTATCTTGAGTATAACTTACCTTTAGTAACTAGTGATGAAGATGCCCAAAGACTCGCAAGGTTGCTTCTACTGCGTTCGCGTATGCAATCAACAGTATCTCTGACAACAAACATGAAAGGCTTGGCTTATAAAATTGGAGATACAATACAACTTTCTAATAACCTACTAGGATATACAGCAGGATTTGAAAAAGATTTTGAAATAACAGACTATAAAATTTTAAACGACACTGATAGTGGCATTACTGTTGAAATTACAGCGAAAGAAGTTGTCCAAGCCATATATAACTGGCAAGCAAGTGATGCTATTGATTACACCGCAGATGAGTTAATAGATGTCTGGGATGGTTTTTTGCCTGCTCCTACCAACTTTGTCGTAGAACCAATACAAGTTGTTCAGACTATTAATGACCCAAAATCAGGAATTAATTATAGTTTTGATTTTTCTGCTGCTAATGAAAATCAATTAAAGCATTTTGAGATTGAACTTGGCGGTCTTATAGATAGATCAAAAATATATCGCTGGACTGTAACCACAACAGACAATATTTATGTCGCGCCATCTACAGATATGTATGGTGTCCCTTTTAAATTAAGTGTAAGAACAGTTTCAACAATGGATAAGAAAAGCGAATGGATTGTTGCTGACACGATAGGCACACCTGTAAATGGTGTGTTTCTTCTTGAAACGCCTCTGCGCGGGTATAATATTTATCATTATCCTAGCACAACTTTAAATGCACCCACTGAAGAGGAATTTCGCTCTTATTTTGGATTCCTGCCAACAACTGATGATGCAATAATTGTTTACACAGAAACAAATGGGGTTGTTACAGATTCTAAAAGATATATTTTTGAACCAGAAATGCGAGTTGATAGGAATATTGGTGAATACCGAGGCATTGGCGATATGACCAACCCGCAAGATTTAAAACCTGCTACACAAAAAAATCAATTCTTTTTGAACAGCACGTCTTTTACTGGATTACCAGTGACTTGGACATACGAAATATTTGAATTTAAAAGTTCGCATTCATACGTAACACAGCCAACTGGAATTAATGTCAGCACTGCAGGCAGGCTTGCGACTAGCACACACACATTGAACACGTCAATTTATCCTAATACTGGGCATTCAGGTGAGAGTTATAAAATACAGTTTACTGCAACTTGGGCTACTGGCAGTGTCACGTCAGAAAAAGTTCTTGTAGCAATTATTAACGAATACTCATAAATATGGAAATTAAATAAAATGCCATTTTACGAAGACATAAAAACAATCTCAGGCAACTTAGTTATAGATGGCACTCTCGAAAGCAAGCATATCAAGACTGACTCTATTGAGGCTAATAAGTTCAAAGGTGCAACTCAAGAACAATACTTTTATAAGATGGATGATAAGAATGTTGCATCATTCACTGACGTTAACTTGCTTGAGTTTGATATGCCTAAGACAGAATTAAGTCTGGTAAAGGCTAGAACAATCAAAGCAGACTGGGATTTTTCTGTTTCGACTGGCACATCAGCACTAGTAAGCGGCACTGTTCAATTTAAAATACAAGTTAAAGTGCCAACAGACACTCCAACTTTCAGAGGTGTAGATGTCGCTTATTATGACAGCACCCCTGCTAGTGGTTGGGAGCGAGTTTATTTGCAAGGTAATTACTTAAATTATTTTGGTATTGGTCAGGTGGGTGGAATTTCTAGCTATAGAGAATATCAAAACTTAACCTTAAAAACTAACTTTCCACTCACTGAGCTTGTAACAAATGGAACTTTTACCGGCATAAGTGGATGGACAGCAGTTGGTGGGACTTTATCAAGTTTTTTCGGAACTTCTGCGGGTATAAGTCAAGACAGCAATCCAGACGAAGCCTATTTTTATCAGGAAATTTCAGTTGATGCAGGACATACCTATCAACTACAGGCGCAAATGTATGGCAATAGTACCGCAAGTGGAAGAGTGCATCTTTCTACTTCTAGTGATATTGCTGATTCTTTTTTTGTGCGAGACTTTTCATCTAGCGTATCAGATTTAAAAACATTTTTAGTCGATATTGATGTAGATACTGTCTATATAATTGGTGAAGCTAACACCCAAACTAGTGGTCAGTACAGTGTGTATGATAATTTTTCACTAAAGAAAACAGAAGCTAGAACTTATTTAGATATATCAACATCTGGCGGTGCGGTAGTTCCTACAGTTGCAGGTGGCTCTGCTGACCTTTATCACCACCCATTTGGAAACGCGGCAGGTGGTACTTGGAAAACAGTCAGACAAAAAAATGTAAGCCTTAGAGTGCCGCCTTACAGTGGCAACTTTAGTATTAGCGCAGAGGCTGATTTGGGAATAGAATACATACGTCATGAATGCAGAATACAGGCGCGACATTTTCTTTCAGGTGATACAATATACACAACACAAGGCACAGTTAAAACAAAGTCGAGAATGACAGGGCAACAGAACATATGATAGTCGTAGGGTACGAAAGAAAGCTAACAGAGCATCCGTTCACTGAATTTGTAGAGGTCAGTAGACACGATGACAATGGCGAATGGGAATCAGCCATGCGTGACCTTAGACTATCCAAAGTAGGTGCTGATGATGTATATTTGTTTTTTTATGGTATATCTACAGGCGATACAGAATTTAAAGTTAACTTAGTAATAGATGCAGATGAGCCTCTATTGCCTGACAGTCCAGAGGGATAATATGAGCGCGGCAAAATATAATTTAACAATTGATCAAGGCTCTGATTTTAGCCTTACGCTAAATATCAAAGAAAATGGCGTTAATAAGAACCTAGATGGTTGGCTTGCGCGTGGTCATTTACGTGAATCAATGGACACAGCACAGCATTGGGCGTTTGACTTTTCTGGCACTACATTTGATGCGAACGGAAACTTAGTCATAAAGTTAGCCCATGATGTTACTGCTAATAATGGGAACAGTGAATTAGGTGAAGGCAGTTATTTTTACGATGTTGAAATCTACAAAACATCTACTGATGAAGTTAAAAGGATTATTCAGGGTAAAGCTACTGTAACCAGACAGGTAACTAGATAATGACTTTAAAAGTAACAGTTACAGAAGATGTGTCAACTGTATCAGTTTCAGGCGATACAACAAGCATCAATCTAACAGGCGAACAGACTGAGATTTCAGTAGTTAACCCTGCGGCTACTGTTACTTATAATCCTACCTTACCTTTGACCGCAACCAATGTGCAAGATGCTTTACCCCAAGCATATAAAATGATTGGCGAAAATACGAACGATTTTGACCTACATATAGAACATGGCAATAGCTTCAAAATTATTGAGGGCGGTGAATATGCAGAATTTAGCAGTTATGGCGGACCAACTGGTTGGTCAGCAGAAATTAATTCTTCTGAGCAAATAACTCTGCGAAATGGAAATTCTGTTGCCGCACTGTTTAATGATGGCTCAATGAATTTGTACGACACATTATATGCCAGTTGGGTTGGTGGCTTTAATGATAGTTTTATAGAAACTACCAGTTCTACAAACAGTAGAAAACATATTTCATTAAAATCTGGCACTGATTTAAAAGGCTATATGGGTATAAGTTCTGTTTCAATGTTCATTGGCAGTGGTGAAGCGGCTCTAGGTTTTTCTGATTATTTAGGAACAAAACTGATTAGACCATCAGCCTCGGTTAATCAGCCTAGCGATGCATCAATAAGTTTAGGTG